ACAGATTAAATAATTAGTTCCTCTACGAATTACTTTCCCAACTAATCCAGTATTCATATTTTCTACAATATCATTATTTTTAAAAATCTTATTTTGAATATAATTTTCTCTTAAATTTTTAAAGTCAAGTTTCGGTGCTATTTCCCAAAGTTTGTAATTTTCTTTCATACTTTGTTTAAATCCCATCGCAGTTCTGACTTCATTAAATAATTTTTTGGATTCATTATCATCCATAGTTTTAGGCATTCCCCTCTTAAATTCCCTAAAATTATTATCTGCTGCCGCCTTTCTTAACATACCAGAAGAAATGCCAGATAAATCTTTTTCTGCATCAAAATTGCCAGTTGGAATAACTCTTATTTCAGTAAATTGATAGTTCTTACCATTATATTTGTTTGCTAAATTTTGTATTTCTGCTTGACGATCAGAACCAACAACAATATTTACGTTGACATATCCATCTTCATTTGCTGCTAGCAATACGTCAAATATACTTTTCATTTCTGGGTTATTTACAATTTCCTCAGCAACCTCAGGAAACATTTTTTTAATATAAGCAATCTTTCTATTTGGATTCAATGGATTTTTCTTTGGATCCTGAGATCTTGAAGGATAAATCCTAATCTCCCCACCCATAGCAATTCTATCAGCTTCGGAGAAAAGTTTTTTATGTTCCTTTGTCGGAGGATTAAACTTTCCAAACACAACAGTTAAGAAATCACCTTCTTGCGGCATATCCTCTGCCGATTTTAAATCAGGTTGTTGTTGAGGAAGTTGTGGTGCTGCCTGTGGTTGAATTTGACCTGGTGTTGGTTGCGGTCTTGCTGCTCCTGCTTTAGGTGGAATATCTCTTTGACCTACTCTTTCGCCTTTATTGAAAAATTTTAATTGCCCATCTACAGTTTTTGCAACAAATTCTCCCTGAGCACTATACCAATCTCCGTGCCCGTCACCGACCAATCCAAGTTTCTTGGCCTGTTCGGATGCACGGGTTTCTTTTGCTTCTAATAAAAATCTGGAAAAACTTTTCATTCTATATGGCTTTCTAAGTATTTATTAATATAATTTCCCGTGAGGTCCAAAATTTTTTCCTTTTCTAATTGAAATCCAAAACATATCAGTCCAAAATTCTTCATACTTAGAAGAAGGGGTTATTTGTAAAACTTTAAATATAAACTCTAATTGCATTAATTTAGAATTGGCAATAATAATATTTTTTTTATCCGAACTAAACATATTCGAAAAATTTGATATAAATTCAGTATCATTTGTTATATTAGTGACTACAAATCTTTTAACAGTGTTAAACATTTTTAAATATTTTTGCTGATTTTTTTGAAATTGTTCTAAATTTTTGGGATAATTATTATGATCGTTTTTAAACAAAACCCCATTGCTTTTCATCAGTTCAACTACCATTTCCGTTGGTGCTTTTCCTCCTCTTGCAGAGGAAGATCCTATGGAAGTTCCTTCAAATTTTAAATTATCAAAACTGCGGTCATTTCCACTGAGATTTTTAATTTGAAATCTATAATTATTTCCAAGTTTTACCGTAAGATCTTGGGTTCCAAAAGATTTCTTTAAAGAACTATAAGATAAATCTAACAGTATTTTAATTTTACTTTTTGGTACATTATAACTATTTTTTTGTCTTCTTAAAGTTCTATCGTCTGTTGGTATTCTAATATTAACTTGTTCGAATTTAGCTTCTTTTCCAGAAATTTTTTTTAGAGATACTCCAACCACTTTTTTTTCTTTAAACAATCTTCTTAAAATATCATTCAATTCACTTACCGTTTGTGTTGGCACTATCCCATTTTTACTTAATTGACTGTTTATTTCCTCTTCTACTGATTTTTGATTTTTAACCATCCAAATATCAGCTGGCGTCCAGTCAGCATACTTTTTTATTCCTAAACTTTTAACTTTATCTTTTATATAATCCATAAAACTATTAGACCCAGAATACTTAAACTCGTCCCAATCAGGACTTGCATATATTTCAAACATTTTCTTTTGTTGCTTTAAATATGAGTCTAACCAATCATTAGGAACTTCTCCACCAAATACTCTTTTTAATTCATCATAATCAGGATCAGTTTTAATATCTCGAATAGTAGAAAATTTTGCCTTTGGATCTTTATTTTTAAGAACTTTATTAAAAATCCATATAGATCCTTTTTCTTGCTGTGCTGCTGTTGGATTATTATTATAAGATTGTGTAGTTTCAATTAAAATTTTGTATTTTCCCCCCACCATTCCCTTTGAGGTTAGTTTTGGAACTGACTTAAAATTTTTTTCCAGTAAATTATTAACTTTTAACTCAACTTCTTGTTCTTCATAATTACCTTTGTTACTAAAGGTTATTTCAACACCATCTTTAGTAAATTCAACATCATTAATTACAAAATTATCAACATATTTTAACTTAGAAAAAAAATTAAAAATATTAATATCATTAGCATCTTGCATATAAAAAATACCCCTCTTTCTTTTATTTAGAAAGAGGGGTATTAAATTTCAATTTAATTTATATCAACCAAGAATACTTTCAATCCAATCTTCACTCATATTCACCATAATATTTTTTGCTGCTTCAGGAGTTGAAGCATAACCTTCATCAAGAAGGTGTGAAAGAATGATGTCGTAAACATCTACTTGTTCTTTACGAATAATTTCCTTAGATACTTTTGATTTTTGTCTTGGATAAGTAACTGCTTGTGGTTCACCAGCACCTTTTACAACACGGGTAACTTCTGCAGCGTGACGACTACCATACTCTCTAGCCATTTGACCAGTCATTCTCTTGCCATATGGTTTTTCACGATTCATTCTTTGCGAGACAGTTTCAGTTTCGCCACCTTTTCTCTTGAGTGTTGAAGCTGGGGTTGATCTATCTTTCCAATCCTTAAACTTCTCATCAGGACCATATCCACTTTGACCTTTAGCAGATGCTGATTTTTTTTGTGCTGCTTTTGCAGCATCTGCTCTGACTTCAGCTTGAGTGGGATTTGGACGATATGCCTTAACTCCAGGAGCTCTTTCCTCATCAACATATGCTTCGTAAAGTTCTTCCCAAGTACAATTACTCAAATCATAACCTTCATCTACAAGAGAATCTACCCAATTCTCAAAATCTTGCTTTTGTTCAATTTCTTCACGAAGATTTTGATTATACACGGCAGCGTAAGAAAGTGCTACTTCTCTAAAAGTTTTAGAATCCATTTTTACAAATACTTTTTAGTTATTTATAAAAACTAAATCTTAAAAATTACGCTCCAACAACAGCACCAATACTATCATCAAGATCTTGAATGACTGCACGAATATCAGCAATACGAGGAGGAATACTTACCTCATCATAAGTATATCCTTTTTGTGCATCAAATAGAACTTGACGAACTGCTGCTGCTGAACGAGCATCCATTTTAATTGTTACCTGTTTTTCTTTACTCATAGTGCCTCCACTTTCATTTTGATAGATTCTGGTGTTGCTTTTACACGATACTCAACTTCATCTCTTCGGGAAAGTTCTGTAAGAATATCAGCGGTAATATCCCAGAGTTCAGAGGAGTGTCGGTGATTATAGGTCCAAGTTGATTCAGACATAACTCTCTTTCTTAATATCTACACTAATAGTTTTTTCACCTTTAATAGGAACAAAAACTTTTACTCCACCTTCATATTCATTCCAGTTGCAATATAGTTCACTACTATCAAGAGCATCTGAAATAACTTTTCTTACTTTATTTACTGTTCTCATAGGTCTCCTTCCACACGATTTTCACTACGATAAACATCAAACGTTCCTTCAGGATAACGAGCACTCAGTTTCTCATAGTTCATCTTGAGAATCTCTTCAAAGTTAGTATCAAGTGCCATAAATGCCTGAGACAGATACCAACAGATGTCCCCAAGTTCACGCTTCAGATGAAAAGCATTCTCTTCGTTATAAGGTTTGCCCTGAAGAAAAATCTTTTTGACGACTTCAGTAAATTCACCCGCTTCTGCACTCATACCAAGAGCAGCAGTGAGAAGTCGAGGAACATCAGCATCAGCAGTTGCTTCAAGTTCAGTCAAACGAGAAAGTAGATTAGCAAAGTCACTACTTGCAGGACTTGTAGTTTGACGAACGAATTCAATATATTTGTTTGTATCAATAACTTGAGTCATATTAGAATTTAAATCCTTCAAATGATTTTTTGGGTTTTCTTTCTTCATAATCATACTCTTCTTCTTTTCCAGAGTCAAGTATGTCTTGTTGTGCTGATTGTTCGCAGTCATAAAGACGCATTTTGGCACGATCAATACCAATCACAAAACGCTTATGGATGGTAGGATCATTATATCGGTTCTTAAGTTGTTTTACCAATATCTGTCCAAGCCCCTCCAAGTCTTCAGTGCTAATAAGGGCAAACATAAGATCAGCAGTAGCAGGCAAACCAAAGGATTCAGAAGTATCAGTAAGTTCAACATCAGAACTACCATAACCTGAACGAGTGGTCTGAGTAGCGGATACAATCGGGACATTAAATTCAACTGCGAGCCCCCTAAGTTCCTCAGCAATTGCTTTAACAAATGTATATGAATTGATATTGCTGTTTCCTTTATACCTGCTGGAAGCACAAATATTAAGGTAATCAATAAAAATAATATCAGGTCTAAATGACTTCTTAAGTGAAAGTTCATTAAGAAGTGACTTGAAGTGTCCAGCATGAGCAGACGCTGTTGGGTATTCCTTAATTATAAGAGTTCCCTGCGTCTTCTTTGCAAGATTAGTGACCTTGTTTTCAAACATTTGCTTTGGAAGATCGACAATATCTTGAATGGGAACATTCAGGAGGTTTGCGTCAATTCTTTCAGCAATGCGTTCTTCTGCCATTTCCAACGTAATGTACAGAACGTTCCGTCCTTGGAGCAAGACGGAGCTAGCCACATGGCACATGAATAGAGACTTCCCGACACCCGTACCAGCAAGAGCGATGTTAAGAGTTTTGTTAGGGAGACCGCCTTTCGTGATTTTATTAAAGTATTCAAGATCAAATTCAATTTTATCCTCCTTTTTATGATAAGACTCATATCGTTGCTCATAATCCTGTAAGTAATCGTGTCCAATATGATTATCAAAACTTACAGCAAGAGCATCGGAAAGAATAGAAGGAATGCTATCACGATTCTTCTTTTCATCTTTACCATCAGCAATATGAATTGACTCCATAAGAGCAAGATAAATTGCTCTATCACGGCACCATTTTTCAGTTGTTGAAACCAACCAATTAAATTCCGTAGGAACATCCTCAAGACAAGAAATCAACTGAAGAATTTCTTTAAAAGAAGTATCGTTAATATCGTTACGTTTTTCTACTTCAATACAAAGAACTTCTTTAGTTGCTGGTTGATTATATTCAGAAACAAAATCAAGAATCTCTTCAAAAACAATCTTTTGATTCTGGTCTTCAAAATATTCAGATTTGAGAAAGGGTATTACTTTTCGAATATATTCTTCATTAAACAAAAGGTTTCTAAGAATTAGAAACTCAACTTTCTCCATAACTAAATTCCTTGCGTGCGATTTCGTCCAACTGTTTCATCACTTCTTCAGTGAAATATACTTCAGGTTCTTTGAGAATCTGCTTAGCATAGAGTTTCTTTCCATCAATCTCATAACGCCCAGCGACATTCTTCCACAAACCTCCAATCTCACCGAGTTCAAGTAGTCCGTAATATCGATCCAGACCGCGTTCATCATAAAAAAGACGAATCTCCACATCTTTATTTTCCTTACTCAAACGCGATTTAGCAGTCTTAGCCTTGATAAGATTTCCGACCACTTCCGTTCCATCCTTTTCTTTCTTTTTGCTGAGATATATGATTGTAGAGGCTGCGTATTTGAGTCCAGAACCTCCTCCCATTTCTTTCGTTGGTACATAAGCTCCGATGACATCGTATGTGTGATTTGTGACAAGAAGTGGAACATTTGCTTGACCTAGTTTAAGTGTGAGCATTCGGAAAGCGCCTTTAATCAGTTGAGATTTAGTCATATCTCTAACTTCCTTCTCATTTAGTGCATCAGTGATTTCTTTACTTGTAGACAGCATTCCCAGAGAGTCTAGCACAAACATACAGGGATTGCGTTCACCTTCAGGTTTTTTCATATAAAGGTCAACTGCTTTGAGCGCCTTGGTACGGAATTCTTCTACGGTGACAACATTAACCACGACAAGACGAGATGTGTCGATGCCGCGTGACTCCAAGAGGGATTTAGTAATGGCAGCCTCAGTATCAAAGTAGAGACAATAACCATCGGGGTGAGTATCCAAAAAATTCTTAACAACAGCGAGAGAGAAGAAAGTCTTTCCAGTAGAAGACTCTCCAGCAATAGCAGTAATCTTATTCCCAGATACACCGCCAAAAATGCTACCTGAAACCAATGCATTAAAAATGTAACTACCCGTGTCAACATAAGTTTCTGTTTCTTCAATATCCGATGCTAGTTTAGTAAAGTCATCACCAATCTCTTTTACAATATCTTTAAGAAAATCCATCACTTTTTTCCTTTTTTCTATAATTTATTTTATAAGACCACAATTTAGCATAAAGTTGAGGATTAGATGATTTCAACTTTTCAATAATAATTTCTAACTCGTTTTCATTTATAGGCAAATCCATTATGCAAAAAATGAATCAAGGTTTACTGTTTTTTCCACCCTCCACCCAATAGTATCAAGAATAATTTTAAGTGGTTCTAAAAATGCTTTCTCAAATTGTAGTTCATAATCTATGTATTTGTCAAGATTGAGTTCTTTCGGAAACTCCTGAATAAATGAGATTACATTTTCGTGAATAATATTTGGTTTTTTAAGAAATACAAACTTCACCTTTTCTCCATTTTGGATAAGTGAATACTTGTTAGTGAGTTTGTTTTGTTTAATATAGTAATTAAAGAGAAGTGCTCCACGAACTTGAATTGGAGTTTTAGAAGCATAAATGTTTGATGAAGAAGAATACTTCTGAACATCAGATGCTGTTCTTGGAAATGCGATTTGTTCTGGAGAAAGTTTTTTAAACTCTCTCTTAGACTTCTCAATAAAGTCAATCATATCATCTTCAGATCCACTCATCATAATATTAAATGATTCTTTTAACATTTTACGACAAGGTGCTGGAGTAGAAGATTTGATTGCTTCAATACCTTTGATTTTGAGTTTGGGAACTTCATAACGAACCCCTTCACTATCCCACACACTAAGAATATATCGCTTCTTTGCAGTCCAAATTCCACGTTCAGCGACACACTCACGCTTCATATACATCTTCTGCTCATAAGCATTTACATAATCCGCCAGTTCTTGGTAAGAACTCTCAATATATTTTTCAAATTCCACTTGACACACCTTATCAAGGAACGAAACAATGTTTTGAGTAGTTTTCTCTCTTCCGGAGAATACATTTTCAACCAGAGGGCCCATATTGATATACAAAGAATCAGTATCAGAAGCAATAACATAATCATTATCTCCAGTTTTTAGAATCTTGTTTAGATAAGAGTTGACCTTATTCATAATCCACTGAATCGAAACCTGTCCAGACAATGTAATCGCCTCAGCATTTGCGAGTTTGTAATAACGAAAATACTGATTACCAATTGCACCATAAGCAGAGTTCAGTTGGA